CAAAGCCTCTTTCAGAACATCGGCAGCGGGACGTCCGGTGCCTTTTTCGCGAGTGATAATCTGCCCAGATGCATCCCGGCTGGTATCAAACTGGGGGTCGAGAATCGCACGCAGTTGCCGAGCGGTCTCGGCCTTGTCTTCAGGTGTTTCGCCAGCGAAGGTTACGCCAGCGAGGGCCGACGCAAGAGTCGAGTTCTTGTCGGCTGAAAAGAGAGTCTGTTCGAGTGATTGGTACTTAGTGGTCTCGGCGGTGAGTCGTTGGTCGTAGGCCGTCCGTTGCTCAGTCAACGCCCTCTCGGCTTCGCCAGCCTTGGCGAGAGCTAACAGGCGGGCGTCTTCGGCCTTCTGTAGTGCGGCCTGTTGCTGGGTCGTCATCTCGGCGTGCTGGCGCTCGATGCCGCGGAGCCGATTGTATTCGTCGATAGTCAGCGGTACGGTCGGCGGAATAGGCGGGCCGCCAGCGGCACCCGTCGGCGGGGCTTGGAACACTGGATTGACGGGCGTCGCCGGTGTCGTTACTTCCTCGGGCACGATGCAAGACTCCAGAGGGTCGGTCGGGCTGATTCTTTACGAGTTATGGGAGGCCATCTCGGGCCGCTGGGAACGCGCAAACAAGTGGTGCTTTTCGTGTATTGCCACCGTTTTCGCCGGACAGATTAATGTCTGCCGGACGGCGCGGGTGGCCCGCAGCCTCGCTCGTGGTTCAGGCGGTCAGCATTCGGCCGATTGACTTTTCGCAGCGTCGCAGGTGATTCATGAGCATGGGCCAAGTCTGGCTATCGCTGAGGGAATAGATCGCCTTGAGCGGCATGTCGCGGTAAAACCTGAGATGCCATGTCTCACCGCAGTTCGGACACTCAGTGTCGATCTCGGCGTCGGGCTCGGGTGCGACATAGGCGGCCTGCGGCTTCTGATTCATCCGCGTGTCGTGCAACGCGGCGAAACAGAGCAGTAGGCCAAGCAGGGTTCTCGCCATCAGTAAACCTCGGTTACGAGAACGCCAGCAGAAGCCAGTGACGCGGAACTAACCGAATCGGGCGATGACCGCGTTCCAGGCATGTTCGCGTCCGGGTCGCCAGTGGAGATTCGCGGCTTGATCGCGGGCAGCTCGCCCATTTCACCTCGGGCAATCGCGGCAGCCGTCAAGTAGGTGTCGATCTCGGCGTCGTAAGCCGCGTAGGCTTCGTCCGGGGCGCCAAGCAGGATCAGCCTAAGCAGACGCTTAAGCATCGCGGCTTCAATGCCAGGCGTCCCGCCAGCGGTCGCAAGGACAGCCTGCCATTCGGCGATCAGCCCGCTCAGTTCATCCGGCGAGTAGAGGTCGAAGTCCTTGGGGTAGGTGATTTGGATCGCTTCGACGTCGGCCGGATTAACCTGGCCGTTGCCGTCGACGAGCAGGAACATTTCGGCTATTTGCCGTTCGGCCTTTGCCAGGCACGAAGCAACTTCCGACAGATACGTGTTGCCATCGTCCGCGTCGAGCCGCTTACTGATACCCGACTGAGCAACACTTTTCCCGTCGGTCCCTGCTGCACCCGCAGGCTTCGTAAGAAGTGCGCATTTGTCAGACTGGTCGATAAGGTCATGGATGTTGGTTCGTAGTGAGTCAACGGAACCTTTGGGGAATTCGAGGATGTCGTAACCCTCGTACGTTGCGCCGCCGCTCTCGCTCAGATTCTTCTTCTTGGGCAACACCCAGCCCGGCCCCATCGGCACAGTGACGTCGGACTGACAATAATCCTCGGGTGCCTGGATGAGCGGGTGAGCTTGCGTCGAGTCGCTTAGGACGAGTTCGGATGATCGGTTGTAGACTTCACGCTGGATCTCGGCTATTTCGCCGTAGCGAGGAAGTCCGACGTTTTTCGCTCTAAAGCCACGGCGATCAAATAGGCGGACGATCGGGGGTCTGCCGTAAGGATGGTCTGCCTCGTCCAGCTTGTTGCCGTCGTAGTCGAACAGCGTCCATTGCTCGGGCTCCCAGAATCGATAGGCGGGGCCGGCTTGCTCTTGCGGTTCGCAGACGAGAACTTGCTCATAACGACCCCTCTTGTCGAGCTTCCACCAAACGACGTTTTCCGGCAGCAGGAACGACGCGACAACCGTGTCTAGTCCGACCGCAGACTCGTCGGCCTTCGTCTTGATCTTGCCACGCTTCGAAGGTTCGACGAACGGCCGCTCGAAGATGAGGTCAAGCTGACCAAGGTCCATCAGGAGCGGGCCTACGACGTCGCGCATCCAGTCGCGAATACAAGTGTTCGCGCCATCCACGTTCTCGTACCACTGGAGCAGCTTGTCGGGGCCGCGGCGATCCGGAGCCTGACTGTAGACTTTGCTCAGATGGCGGTTTATGGCGTTGGCGAGAAGCATCGGCACGGGGGTCCGGGCTCGCCGCATCTCATAATCATCGTTAGTCGCCTGGGCTGCCATATCGGAGCCAGGTGGACGGCCGAGAACGCCGTAGTAGTTCTGCTCCCGAGGTTCCGGGTACTCTCTCTTGTGTCGAACGAGGTTGCGGACTGGCAAACCAGTAAGATCCCAACCATAAATCGCTTGGCGGTAAGCCTCGCCACCCTCCAGTGAGTCTAGGAGCCAACGCCAGCGAAGCTGATGCGTACGCCACTCCGCATGACGCCGGTCGATGACATGCGAATTCGGGTTGCCAGTCTCGGAAGGCGAAGCTGCCCCGCCCGGTCCCGTGTAGTTAAACCCTGGAACCGACGTCATGACGCTATTAGTAGAAGAGTCTGCCATCTTATTCCATGAAAAAATCGCAGTCGCGGTTTGCGACTTAATTGGAAGTGTAGGCGTGAAAACGAGATGAGGCGTTCAGGGTGCTCGCAATCGATTAGAAAACGTGACGCGCTACCCGGTGGATAAACTTCCGCTCCACCCCACGCCCCTCTGGGAACACGTCGCGGATACCGCCGCGCAGTGCGTCCATCAGGTCTTCGTGCGGGTTCTGCGGGTCGTGGGGCTCGTTGAACACGACGCCCATCGAGTCGACCTTACGGCGGTAGTTTTTGAAGGCGTCGATGAGGTGTGTGCAGCGCGGGTGAATGAGCAGGCAACCGCGATCGAGCATCATCTCCATCAGGTCGAGGCCGTCGACAACCTGGTGTGGCGGCCACTTGGACAGCTTGCGGTCACCAAAGACTCGCTCGTACTCGTGGTAGGCTGCGACGCCGATGCCCGTGTGAGCCTTACTCGCCGGATCGAGCCGGACGACGTCAACGACTCCCTGGTTGGGCAACTCCAGAGACCTCGCGTGAATCGCCTCGGCGGTCTTGGCCGAATAGCTGCCGGCCGAGAAGTAGTCACCGAACACGATCACGCGGTGCGTCTGATCGTTAGCCTTGAGCACCTGGAACCATACCGCCCCCGTGTATTGCGACGTCCCGCAGTCGATCGCCAGGCGGACGGGAATGCCCTCGACGTATTCCGCGTGCTCAAGGTGGACGTGCGTCTTGTGCTCGAAGCTGGCGAACCAGACAGCCTCGACCAATTCGAGCAGTTCAGCGTAAATCTCCTGGCGGCCGAGCCGGGTGCCCTCGTAGCCCGAGACGACGTCAGTGAAGAACGTGGCGGCCAAGTGCTGCTTGTTCTCGTATGAACTGCCGCCGGTCTTGACGATTTTCGTGTCGGCGACGAGCTGCTTGACTAGCGCGGTCGCTTTGGGCGTCGTCGTGATCAAGTGCAGGGGGTGATCGCCAAGCCGTAGCCCGAACAGGAGCATCGAGTACGTCTCAGGCCGGGCCCACGCCGCCAGCTCGTCGGACCAGGCCCAATGATTTTGCGGACCGCGCAAACGGTTCGGCTCCTCGGCCGAGTAGGTCGTCGCGCGCGATCCGTTTGGCCAGGTGAGCTTACGCTTGGAAGGCTCGTAGGTCGGCATGAACCACGGCGGCGAAACGGACAGAATCCCCGACTCGCCCTCGATCATCGTGTCGCGGACGTCGGCCGCCGTCGGAGCGACGAGGGCACCGCGCGAGCCCGGATGGTCAAACGCCATCTTGCGAGCCCACTCGGCTCCAGTTCGCGTCTTACCGAATCCTCGACCAGCGAGGACCATCCACGTTCCCCAGTCGCCAATGGGGGGCCGTTGGGCATCTCTGGCTCTGGGATGCGTCTTGCACTCGCCAGGCTCTAAGCCGCATCGACATTGACCGCCAAACCAATCCCAGGCCGAGCGGTCGTCTCTGTCGGCCTCGCCGGCCGCTCTTAGGCCGCGTTGAACCGAGAGGGGCAGGTGCCTAAGAACTCGCTCGTTTAGTGATGGCATCGACAGCCTTTGCCAAGTCGTAGGAGTCGCGGAACCGCTCGGGCCGATGAGCCTTAAGCAAGAAGATCAACAACGTGTCGCTATATTCGCGGATCGTGCCGACCTGGACGCCGCCCTGATAGACAGGCTTGTCGGTCCCGTTGACAGCTCGGCCTCGGGCGACAGCTTCGAGCAGGTCAACAGCTTCGTCTATCGCGTCGTCCCATTGGTCGGCGAATGCTGGGTCTTCTCGGCGCGACCTATAGACCTGGGTTCGGCTAGCGCCAGCCTTGCGGGATGAAAGCAGGACGTTGCCCGACCGGGCCAGCTCGTCCAAGAAGACTGCTTTCCACTTCTCAGTGCGGAAATTGGTCCGCTTCTTTTTTGGAGTGCCGTTTGTGTCGGCTTTCTTAGCCATCTTCTCGATCACTCCACCATCGAAAGCACGGCCATCAGCCGGTAAAGGTGCGTGCCGTCGCCGAGTTCAATCGTGCATAACTGCCCGACGATCGCGACGATGCGGCCCATCACTCGGTTCTCGTTGTCCCACGTGTAAACGGTCTGCCCTACGTGATATTCCATGGTTTTCATTCTTTCTCAGAAAAATAAAAGTCATCAGTTGACTTTTTTGAAGTCAATCGTATTATCTAAGTGTGGACGCAACGAAACGAGAATAAGGAGTGAAAACGATGACGACCGCGACCATGAACTCAGTCGACAGCCTCGGAACCCTGGGCGCCAACGTGGCCATGAAGTCGGCGGCAAATTACCTCCACGCCAACAAGATGACGGCGGACGTCGACGCCCTCCTGGAGTGCCTTCGGTCTTGGTGCAAGGTTCAACTCCCTGTCGCTCTCGCTGACGCGAAGGAAGCGGCCGACTGCGGCATGAATCAAATTGCGACCGCAACGTTCAGTGCGTCGATGGCCCTTGCGGGAATCGAGGCCGCAAAAGAAGCGGGCTTCCCGATCGGCTTTCAACGCTGAACCCACCACGGGCCAAGGACGGCCCTTCTCTTTTCTTTCAACAAGCTAAAACTAATGACTTGATAAAAACGATAACTGATCTTATATATTAAGTGTAAGACGCAAACAAACAGCTAAAAGGAGATGAGATGAAAAGAGCGACACTCCAGTACGCTTTGCCGAACCGCTTGATGATCGACAGCCGCCTCGGATTTGTCCGCCTGCTCGAAGACGCCGACGGCTCATGGCGGGTCATCGACAAAAACGTCACCGCGGACACAGCGAAATCCAAAGGGTTTTCGGATGGCCAAATCAAAAAGGTTTTCGCGTTCGCATGAATCACCAAAGGGCTAAGGACGGCCCCTTACCAAGGAGTGAAACGATGATCAGCGAAGCCAAGATGAAGCGATGGACCGAGTTGACTCGGAAGCTGGACGCTCTTTTCGATCAACAGAACGAACTGTTTCGTCGAGGTTTCAGGCCGTCAAACAGTGAGCGTGCGGCAGCCAACGGCAAGGAGATCGATATGGTTCTCGCTCTGCGTCAAGAAATTCTCGGTACAGCCCGTCAAGCAGGAGTCTAACCCATGCCTTCCGCCCACCAAGACCTAAACGAAACCTTCGCCGAGTACCTTGTCCTCTCGCTGATCGAGAAGCTGATTCCCTGGTCCCTGCTCGCCGTCACCGCGTTCGGTGCGCTCGGGACTCTCATTCACTTAATCGAAGGGTTTTGATTGATGATGACTAAAACGCCTTCCCGTGCCCGCATCTCGATTCGGTGGGCTGTACGCCGCGACGCCCAAGAGATTCTCGCGATCGAGAATGCAACCTCGAATCATCCGTGGTCAGAGGGAGACTTTCTCCGCGAGCTACAGAAGCGAAACGTGATCGGCATGGTTGCCGAGGACGGCGACCGAATCGTCGGCTTCATGGTGTACGAGCTTCGCCGTCGCAGTATTCGGATTCTCTCGTTCGCCGCCTGCCCGACGTTCTCCCGGCAGGGCGTTGGAACCCAGATGATCGCCAAGCTGATCGGCAAGCTGTCCCAGGAGCGACGCAGCACGTTAGCCCTGTACGTCCGCGAAACCAATCTCGCCGGCCAGCTCTTTTTCCAGAAGCTCGGCTTCCTGGCGACCAAGGTTGTTCGCGGTCACTACGACGACACGAACGAAGCCGCCTACGCGATGGAGTACTGCCTTGACGCCGTCCCTGTCACCAAACAAGAGGTTTCAATCGATGCCTGACATCCTGAACGAACAACGGCTCGACCTAAAAGAAGTCCCGCCGCTTGTGCCGGGCCGCGCTGGTCGCCCCGTGTCGCCGGCCACCGTTTACCGCTGGGCGACCAAGGGCTTGAACGGCGCTCGACTCCAGACCGTGCAGGTCGGCAGCCGCATGGTGACCAGCAAAGAGGCCCTCGACCGATTCTTCGTCGAGCTTACCGCGATCCGTGCTGAGCAGCTTGGCGAGCCCTCCCAGGTGATGCGGCGCGGTCGCAAGCCGACCGAGGTGTAATCGTGAGTCTTTCAATCAAGAAGTTTAATTACTCTCGTGGTCCTTGGCGGATCACGTTAAATAACCAAGAGCTTTGGCTCGCAGGCCAGCCCTACTTCTGCTTTGAACGCAAGAGAGATGCTAAGCCTTTCCTCGAGAGGCTCTCGGCTGTCGGCGATTGGGGCAATTTCGCTTATTTCACTGAGTCCCAAAAGTCCGCCGTCGGCGCGATCATCAAAGACACGCCGTACTACCAGCTCTTAAACGGGATATTAAGCCGTCCCAAAACCCCGTTCTGTTGACCAGTTTTCACCCCAAGGAGACACACAGATGAGCAACGCAACCGCCGACACGAAGATTGACGACCTATGCGACGACGTTTTCCAGCGTGACCTGGCGATTGATCGCCTGAACCGCGAAGCCACCCAAACGGCTACCGCCCTCCAGGACACCAACAAGGAACTCCAGGTCACGCGAGACGTCGTCGCCATCCGGGATGGCCGCATCGCCGACCTCGAAAAGATCAGGGATAACTGCGCCAG